GGAAATGGCAAAACTACAAGATGCTATTGCAAGATTTGATTTTGAACAACAAAGACCATTCTTAAAATTAAGAGAATATCTTGGTACTCTTGGTGCAAATGTTCCATCAACAACTGTATCAACACAACCTGTATTTAGAAACACAGGTGCAGGACTACTTGGTGGTGCATTACAAGGTGCAAGACTTGGTGGTATGATACCTGGTGTTAGCACAGGATTTGGTGCAGCCGCAGGTGGACTATTAGGAGGATTTTTCTAATGGCACAATTTACTATTGATAACTCAGGAAATATTGTACCTTCAAATATAACAGTAAGAAACGTAGATACTGGATTGTTTGAGAAAAATATTCCAACTGTTTCATTAGCTCAAGATCAAGGTATGTCTAGAATGATGAATGCTTTTAATAAACCAACTGGTAATTTTAGTGCATTAGCACAAAGACCAAATAGATTTTCTTCACTTGGTCAGCAGATGAATGCACAAGGGTTAATGCCACAACAACAAAGAACAATGACACCAGGATTTAGTTCTCTTGGTCAACAAATGAATGCACAGGGTTTGATGAGTAGTGGTATGCAATCAACACCATCAACAACAAGTAGAGCATCAACAATTGGAAAAGGTTTGCTTGATTTTGCACAATCACCATACGGTGAAGGTTTTGCAACTGGTTTACTTAAAGCAGGTGGATTTAGTCCAAGACCAATAAGTTTTGCTGAAGCTTTAGGTACAGCAATGGAACAAGGTCAAAAGAGCAGAGCTGATGCACAAAAATTTGCATTTGAAAAAGAAAAATTTGATTTTTCCAAGACACAAGCAAATATAGAAAACTTATTAGCTGAAGCAAAAATTGGTGTTGAATTACAAAAAGTATTAAAACCTAAATTATCTAATGCAGCAATTAAATTAATGGATTTTGGTATAGATCCAAATTCACCAGAAGGTAGAGCATATCTTATGGCTGAATTAGATTCTGGTAAAACTACGATTAATCTTAATGACAAACAAAATTTTAAATTTAACGAAACATTTTTTAATGAAACACTAATACCAAAATCAAATGAATTACAAGAAAAGGTAACAGAAAATCAAGAATTAAAAAGTGTTTACCAACAAATGAAAATTTTATTAGATAGTGATCTAAATACAGGTGTTTTTGATGAAGCATTTTTAGGAATAAAAAGATTTTTAAGGGATGCAGGTGTACTCACAGAAAAACAAGCAGAAAGAGTTACAACACAAGAATTGTTTCAAAAGTTGTCAAATTTTACTGTTCCAAGAATGCGTGTACCAGGATCAGGTGCAACATCTGATTTTGAAGCTAATTTATTTAGAACAGCTACTTTAACACTTGGTGATGATGAAAATACAAACAAAATAATAGTTTCATCCAGACTTGCTGCATTAAATTTACAACAAGAGTATGCAGATTTTTATTCTGAATTTACATCAAGATTTGATGCTGATAGTAAAAAATCAGATTTCTCAAACAGAAAAATTGGTGATGCTTTTAGATTGTACCTAGATCAAAACCCAGATGTATTAGCTAATCTTGTTGGATTAGACACAAATAACATCATATCAAACGAAGATGATTTATCAGCTAAAATTAAAAATGGCACACTTAATGTTGGTGATATGATTTTTAGTAATGATGCAGATGATAATGCGTACAATACTTTTACAATCTTAAATGAAGAAATTATAAATAATTATAAGGAATAATATGTCAAACTATCTTGCTTCAGCACAAAAATTAAATACATCAAAAACTAATGCAAAATCTATTAAAGAAAATAGAGGATTTTTAAAAGATTATAACCCAGATCAAAATGCTTTTATACAAGCAATACTAAATGCTCCTTCTAGTGCAAGGCAATTGTTAAATGATATTATTACACCTATCCTATCGCCAATACAAACAGCTAAAGATTTAACGGCACTTGGATCTAGTGTTGTAAATTTAATCAGACCAGGTGAACAAGGTAATGAAGAATTAGCAAAACAGGTTGGTAAATTTTTTGCAGATCGATACGGTGGATTAGAAAATATAAAACAAACCTTTGCTACTGATCCTATGGGATTATTAAGTGATGTATCTATACTTTTAACAGGTGGTGCAACTTTAGTTCCAAAAGCATCAGCAACGGCAAATATTTTATCAAAAGCTAGTAAGATTGCATCACCAATTGAAACAGCAGGTGGTTATGGAATTGGTAAATCTGCACAATTAACAGGTGAAGTTGCTAAATCCGTTTCAGGTGTATTAACAGGTACAGGTAAAGGAGCTTTAAATACAGCAATACAAACAGGAAAAAATTTTGGTGCTGCTCCTTTTGGAATATTTGCTACTAAACAAGCAAAACAAAAACAAAAAGATTTTATTGATGCGTTGACAGGCAAGACTTCACCTGAAAGTATTGTTGTTGATTTAGAAAAAGCAGTATCAGATTTAAAAAAATCAACTAGAATTGATTATCAAAAAAAATTAGCAGGATTAAATTTACAAGATATAAAAATACAACCATCGCAAATAGCTCAACAATTTAATGAATTTATTAGAAAAGAAAAAACAAAAGGTGGTACTACTAGATTTGGTGCAGGAACAAATAATTTTTTAGAAACAATTTACAAAGAATTAAATGAAATAAGCAAAAATCCTGCAAAACATACAGCAGCAGATTTTCATCAATTAAAATTTAAAATTGATGATATGTTGCCAAAAGATCTTACTACACAAACATCACGAGTAAACATGGAACTTGCAAATATTATTGATAATGCAATTGCAAGTAAGTCAAGTGGATATAAAGATATGAATAAAGCTTATTCCACAGCAAAAAAACTTGAAACAAAATTAATAAAAGAGTTAGGTCTTGGTGATAAGAAAAATGCAACAAAAACTATAAATCAATTATTGTCTGTTTTAAAAGATCAAAACTTAACTCAGTATGGAGCAAGATTAGATACTTTAAAAACTTTAGACAATATTACCGAAAACAATATTTTTGAAAAACTTGCAGGTACACAATTATCAAATGTTGTACCATCTGGTCTTGTAGGTAGACAAGCAATGGGTGTAGGTATAGCTGTGCCAATTGCAGAATCTTTGATGACAGGATCACCTCTACCTACAACTTCAAGAGTTTTACCAGGTTTAGCAATAACATCTCCTAAATTAGTTGGACAAGCAGGAAATATTGCAGGTAGATTACAATCATTTACAAGAAATATACCTGGATTAAATTTACTTCAAAGACCAACTGGTAATTTACAAACTTTAAGAGCAGCAGGATTACTCGGTGTTAATAGAGATAACAGCATTTATGAAAATAGAGGATTATTACAATGACAGTAAGCAATTATTCAACAACGGCAGCTAACAATACAACGATAAATAGCATTAGCATTGCAGAAGGGATGCCACCTTCTAATGTCAACAATGCAATGCGTAACCAATTAAGTGATATTCGTTCTTTCTTAAATGACAAAGAATGGTTTATTGTTGGTGATCGTGATGGTGCGTGTACTTTTGCAAGAGCTTCAGGAACTTCGGTTACTGTTGCATCAACAAATGTTACAGCCGATTATCATGCAAACAGACGAGTAAAAGTTGTTGGTGCGAATACTGGCACATTATATGGTAAGGTTGCTTCTTCTTCTTTTTCTACAAACACAACAATTAATTTTACTTTTGATAGTGGTACAATAAGCGGATCAGATACAAATGTTGATGTCTTTGTTGGCTCTCCATTTACTAATCCTGCAATACCAGTAATTGATGACAACAGTTTAGGTACAAGCACAGTATTACCTCCATCGCAAGGATCAGTAAAAACGTATGTAGATGCACAAATTACAGCACAAGATTTAGATTATGCAGGTGATAGTGGAACAGGTGCAGTTGATTTAGACTCACAAACTTTTACGTTGGCAGGTGGTGAAGGTATTGATACCACAGCTTCAGGTCAAACATTAACGATAGCAGGTGAAGATGCTACTACAAGTAATAAGGGTATCGCTAGTTTTAGCTCTGATAATTTTTCTGTATCTTCTGGTGCAGTAACAATTAAAAATGGCGGAGTTGAAAATGCCGAACTCGTAAACTCAACAGTAAATTATGGTGGTGTAAGTCTAGCTCTTGGTGGCTCAGATACAACTCCTGCATTTAATTTATCCGATGCAACGAATTATCCAACATCATCATTAACAGGAACAATATCGAATTCTCAATTAGCAACAGGAATTGATGCTACTAAGATTGCAGATGGAAGTGTAACAAATTCTGAATTTCAATTTATAAATAGTTTATCTTCTAATGCACAAACACAATTAGACGGAAAATTAACAGCATCAGATAATTTAAGTGATGTTGCAAACGCAGGTACTTCAAGAACAAATTTAGGTCTTGGCACAATATCAACACAGGCATCTAGTAATGTTGCAATTACTGGTGGATCAATAACAGGTCTTGGATCGCCAAGTAACAATAGTGATGTAGCAATTAAAAGTTATGTTGATAATCTTGTAACAGGATTAAAAACAAGAATTATAGTAAGAGCTGCATCAACAGGTAATATTTCTTTATCTTCTGATTTACAAAATGGTGATACTTTAGACGGAGTAACTTTAGCAACTGATGATAAAGTTTTAATTAAAAGCCAATCAGATAATACACAAAATGGTATTTATAAAGTTGTAGCAAGTGGCACAGCAAGTCGTGATCCTGACTTTAATACAGTTGACGAACTTGCAGGTCAGATGATTATTGTAAAAGAAGGAAGTGTAAACGCAGACTCTTTCCATCTTTGTACTACTGACTCAGGAACAATTGGAGTTGCTGCAATAACGTTCACCCAAGTTACCCCAAGCTCAGGAGGAACTGTAACTCAGGTTGGTATTGCACAAGCAGGATCAGAATTTACAATATCAGGATCACCAATAACAACTTCTGGCAATATTACTTTAGGTATAGGTACTATTGCTAATACAAAAATTTCTGGTCTAGGCACAGCATCAACAAAAACTGTTGGTACTTCAGCAGACAATGTTGTTCAACTAGACGGATCAGCAAGATTACCTGCGGTAGATGGTAGTCAATTAACAAACTTGCCAACAACAGGAGCAACTAATGGTTTTGCGATTGCAATGGCAATAGCATTATAGAGGAAACATGGCACAAAATTTTAGAAGATACAAAGCTAGAAATATTGGCACAAGTGCATCAACTCTTTTTACTGCAAACTCTAACGACACAATCGTTGGTATCTCATTAGCAAATGTTCATTCATCTGCAATTAATGTGAGTGTATTTATAAACGATAGTTCTAATGATTTTTATTTACTTAAATCTGCTCCAATTCCAACAGGATCGCAATTACAAGTATTAGATGGTGGTGCAAAGTTTGTTGTTCAAAGTGGTGATATTTTAAAGATACAAAGTGATACTGCATCAAGTGTAGATGCGTGGGTATCAACGGTAGATGACATTAGCACATAAGAGGTAATGAATGAGTTATATTGGAAATAAACCTGCAACTAGTTTTGAAACAGTACAAAAACAAATTAGTACATCAAATAGTGGCACAACAATCACATTAGATAGAGCTGTTACTTCTGTTCAAGATATACTTGTAACAATAGATGCAGTTGTTCAATCGTATGATAACTATTCTGTAAGTGGCACTACACTAACAGTTGGTGGCACATTAAGTAATAACAGAGTAGAAATATTATATGTTGGAAGAACAATGCAATCGGTTGATCCAACGGATGATAGTGTTTCGGCTGCTAAAATTAAAACGGATGCAGTAACCACAGCAAAAGTACAAAACGATGCTATTACAGTAGATAAATTAAATCTTATCTCAACTTCTAGTGTACCATCATTAGAAGCTAAAGGTGATGGTGGATCGCAAGATGGTTATATCCAACTTAACTGTTCGCAAAATTCACATGGAGTAAAAATTAAATCTCCTCCACATAGTGCAGGTCAAAGTTATACTTTAACTTTACCTCAATCTATAACTAACAATACTTTTTTAAAAACTGATGGATCAGGTAATTTAAGTTTTGCTAGTGCAGGTGGATTAGTAAGACTCAATGGAACTACGGGAAGTGGTTTAGCCAATATAACATTTGATAGTATTTTTTCTTCTACTTACGAAGTTTATAAAATTATTGGTACTCATACTATGGGATCAAATAATGCCGAAACTAGAATGGTTTTAAGAAAATCAAGCTCAGACCAAGAGGACAGCTATAGATTTGCATACACACAAGCAACAAGAACATCAAGTAGTGGTAGTTC